TGACAGGACGCTAGTAAGACAGTTTATGAGGACATAAATGGTCTCTTAAATGTAGGTGTAACTATACAAGGTAAGCTCGACAACTTAGCGGCAGACAGAATGAAAGACTCTCTTGCCCAGAACAAACTACTAGACAAGAAGACCATTGTGTTAGCGAAACAAAAATTCCTGACCGACGAGATAGCAGAGGCAGGAGGAATAGAGACGGAGGAGCAGAGACTGCAGCTTCTAGCCCTAGGCCTTACCTTAAAGATAACGAATCAGGAACTAATTAATGGGAAAAAAATACTTGAGGTAAAAGAGGCTCAGAGGAAGATTACTGAAGAAGAACTAACCAACTCAAAATTAGTTCTCGCAAGAAAGCAGCTAGAGTACGATGTAGCTAGAAAGATTCTGGATGTGTCTCGACAGAGAAAAAGAATAGAAGGAGGCCTTACAGGTTCATTTGGGTTTGGTAGGGCACTAGAGTTGCAGAATAACCAGCTAGATAGCTTGAAAGCTAAACTAGACTCTGCTGCGGCTGCTGCCGGTACTGCATATATAGAGCTCGAGAGACTACGTACTTTACAGGCCAAGGGGGACAAAAATGCTAGTGATGTACAAGTGGGTGAGCAAGCTTTCCAATCCGCATCAGGCACGGTCTTTGAGGCTGCAGTTGCTATAGGCATCCAGGAGCAGTTAGCCGCAAACACAGTTCTAGCCACTAAGGCAGAAACAGAGTACGCTGCAGCTCGTTTAACTACTTTATCTATGAATCCTGTTCAGCAAGCTTTCAATAATACAATTATAGAAAACCAAAAGAAAGGAATTTATTTCACTGAAGAACAAAAAACCGCTATACTAGCGCAGACGGAGGCTCAGTACTTCTTAAACGAAGCGTATGAAAATACTAATACCTTGTATAGTTCTTTAGCGGATAACATGGCTTCAGCATTTACCTCTTTAATAGATGGAACTAAGTCCGCTAAGCAAGCCTTTGCCGATATGGCAGTTGCTATTCTTGGCGATATAGCTAGGATGATAACAAAAATGCTAGTGATGCGTCTAATCATGCAGTTTATGCCTGGCCTGTCCAGCTTCGGCCCCACAGCCGGAGCACCCGCCCTATCACAAGCTGGTAGAGTTGCGGGCGTAGCGGACATGAAAAGTTTTCCTATGGATCTAACCGGACGGTATGGAGGCGTAATGTCTGCGGGGAGTAAGCTCCCCGGATACTCAATGGGAGGCGTAGCAAAAGGAGCACAAGCAGGGTACCCCGCAGTTCTTCATGGAACCGAAGCAGTTGTACCTCTTCCAAATGGTAGGTCTATACCGGTAGAGATGCAGGGAAATAACCAAAATAACAATGTAACTGTAAATGTCGCTTTAGATGGAAACGGAAATGGGAAGCAAAATAGCCAAGCTAACGGCAAACAGGGAGAAAACCTAGGCAGCGTTATAGCAGCCGCTGTTCAGAAAGAACTTTTAAATCAGAAGCGGGCGGGTGGAATACTTAGCCCGTATGGAGCGTAGTAATGGCTGGATTTAGTTTCACAATTTCAGGCGCGGAAGTAGACACCTTAAAGGGTGTTACGGGAAGCGCATCACAAGAGATAGTAGCGGATAGGGGGCTAAGCAGAGCTGTTGCTCATCGTGTATTAACCGCTAAGTTTGGGGACGGATACGAGCAAAGAGTACGAGATGGAATAAATACAAAGCAAGATTCCTTCTCTATATCCTTTAACAATAGGGATGCCGCAGAAATAAACCTTATCGCAGCATTTCTAGACTTTAAGTCTGGACTTAATTTTAATCTTACTATTACTAATCTTACCACAAACGAAATTATAAAAGTAGTCTGCGACGAATATAATATTAGTTATGGGCATGAATTTTACCATAGCTTACAAACAACCTTTAGAAGAGTGTATGAACCCTAATGCCTGATTTAATAGATACAGTACAATTACAAGAAATAGATGCGGGATACGTAGAGCTATTCGACTTTACTCTACCTTCTGGAACCGATGTTCACCTGTTTAAAGGACTAGAAGCTCCGAGCCCTGTTCCGTTCGGGGACCTGAATGGGGTAGGGAGCGACCACTTCTCCACTCCGAATGTAGTGACGACTTGGGGTGAGTTGGATATCAGGGCTAGGGCTCAGATTGATAGTATTAGTACCTATGCGTTTTTGGCTGATAAACAGCAGTCGTTTTTCTTAGCATTAATTACGTCAGGGTTAACTCAAAAGCTAAACCTTAGAGTTTTATATACAGGGGGGCAAAAAAATTACTACGCCTCAGATTTTTCTACCTCGCAACTCGGCGTAAGGAATTGGTACAGAGCAACTTATGACGCTGCAACGGGTGACGTTAAGTTCTTCACTGCTGATGGTAACTTAGAAGCCCCCGCGATTAGTGATTATGTCCAATTAGGCGCTACTCAGAACCAAGGCGTAAATGCTATTGCAGTAACCACTGCCTCTTTTTTGGCTGGGGCGTGGGCCAACAATCTTGCCGCCTACCCCTTCGATGGCAGATTCTACAGATCACAGGTATTCAACGAGATCGACGGCACAACACCCGTTGTTGATTTCACGGCGGGTTCATACGTCAGCGGCAGCACTCTCGTAAGCTCTACATCTGGTGAGACATGGACACTTGAGGGGACCGCCGCCATCTCTCCTCCTCCTCCTGCTGCTATATACTTTCCTAACAAAGCAGGTACTGTACTTAATGAGTACTTAGCTATTCCGTTGGAAATAACTGGTATCGAGCTTTCGAGCGGAGGTGCTATTGCGCGTCCTACACTCTCTATCGCCAATATTCCAGTTTTATCTAGAACCCTAGACCCTGACGAGACTACTCTCATAGACGAAGGCATATATAAAAATGAAGATTTATTGGGTACTATAGTAGAGTGTAGAAGTACTTTAACTACGTATCTCAAAGTATCCACAGATACTGCTGCTGCCCCTATTGAATTTCCGTCACATAAGTTTATTATAGACAGAGTAGCAGGAGAAAGCAACCTATTAGTAGACTTTGAACTAGCTTCTGTGTTTGACGTTGAAGGTGTTACTCTTCCTTTTAGGCAGATAAACGGTAGGTTTTGTCCGTGGGAGTACCAAGGGCACTATCTAGGCGGAAGAGGGGGTTGTACGTGGGCCTTGGACAGTAATAGTAGATTTTACGATAAGGACGATAATACTGTAACTCTGCCCGCTGCGTATAATAATGCCGCTGCAACTGCCGGAACTAAGGTTAGCACAGTCACAAGCGGCCACACACAAATCTGGGAGGCACTGGTCGCCGTTCCCGCAAATAAAAATCCTGTATCTAACGCAGGGTACTGGAAAAGAGTAGATGTATGCGGAAAACTTATTAGCTCTTGTAAAGTTCGATTCCAAGGTACAACAACCGTAGGCATGTCTACAGCAGGCCTAAACACGTCTATACCGCTACCTTTCGGAGGCTTTCCTGGAACACGGAAGTTTAAGTAAATGTTAGAAGATATAAGAAGCCACTTTGAGGATGCTTATCCTAGAGAGGCGTGCGGAGTGGTAGGAATAGTAAAAGGGAAGAAGAGATGGTTTCCCTGTAGAAACGTAGCAGAAGGCTGCGAAGATTTTGTGATGTGTTCTGAAGATTGGTTTCGTATTAGACAACAGGCCGATGTTTTAGCAATTGTACATAGCCACCCAGATGCGTCCAGTGACGCCTCTGAAAACGATATAAATAATTGTAATGCTCTTCAAGTTCCTTACTGGATATTTTCGTATCCTGAAATGGATTTGAATAAAGTTGCCCCAGAAACGGTACAAAACACACTAATTGGGAGAGAGTACGCCTTTGGCATTCGAGACTGTTTTGAAGCTTCTCGAGACTGGCTAATAGAAAAAGCTAATATAACTATACCAGCAAGAGCTCCTTTCGAGGACGATTGGTGGGAGAGAGACTTAGACTACTTCACAGAAGAACGTATAAGAGGTTGGAATTTAGTAAAAGTAGACGAAGCACAAGAGCATGACGTTTTAGTTTTTAGCGTAGAAGCGGAGGTAGGTAACCACTGCGGAGTATATTTAGGGAATGATGTATTTTTCCACCACGCAGTAAACAGGCTCTCTTGCAGAGAATCTCTATACCCTTTTTGGGTTAAGCATTTAATAGGTATTTACAGATATGAAGCGTAAAGTAATTTTAGAGGGAGAGATAGGAGATAAATTCGGGAAAGAGTTTACTATTGATGCAGCATCTTTTAAAGATGTAATTCTATGCTTAAGGGGTAACTTTCCAGACTTTCAAAAGTATTTAGTAGATGCGGTAGAAAAAGACATAGGCTTTAGCTGCGAAGTAGGGGGGAAACCCCTGTCGGACGAAAAGGAGCTATTTCTTCGGTACCCTGAAGGTGCAATGGTTATTTCCGCTGTTCCTGCAGGCTCAAAAAGCGGGGGGAGTAAAATCTTTGCGGCCCTACTTATACTAGCGGTAGTAGCGGCTACTGGAGGCTTTGCCGGTGGAGGCCTATTTGGTCAGGGTCTTGGCGTAGGAGGTATGGGCCCCGCAACCGCAGCAGCGGGCCTAAATACGGGGGGACTAGTGGCCGTAGGTATATCAATAAACCTAGCTATGACGGGATTTCAGCAGATAATGGCACCCGACCCTTCTGTAGATAGCGGCCCCCAAGAAGAGAGTT